TCTATCCAGATGCCAGCCCGCAGAATGCACTGTTGCCACTTTTGGTATATGAAAAAACATCTGTTGATCGGCAGTTGACTTTGCGTGGGGCAACAGGTGTTTGCACTGCAAGGATCACCTGTGACATTTTTGCTACAAGCCGTACAGTTTGCGAATCGATAGTTGAATCAATTAGACTAAGGGTAGATGGGTTTCAGGGAAACTGGGACACCACTTACATCCATCAGTCCAGATTGGATTCGCAGGATGTGGGGTGGGATCTAGAATCTGCAAAGGATACTGGGATCCACCGAGCAACGATTGATGTGGTGGTCTTATTTACTGAAACTGTAACCGACTTTTTTGGAGGCTAGAACTATGGCTGTTCAATCTACTTATGGTGTTACCCTTACTGCTGGTTCTGCTGTTGCTGAGGTGATATCCATCACTCCACCAGTTAGCAAAATTGGTTCGATTCAGGTGACTAACCTAAGCACATCTAATCAAGCTCATGAATTTATAGCTGGATTAGAGGATGCAGGTGAAATGAGCTTTGAATGCAATCTGACCTCTGCAAATTTTGCTGCATTAAATGCAATCGCAGTAGCCAGAACGGAATCAGCTTTTGTAATTGCAATTCCTGCACCCATATCTTTTTCAGTTACTGTTAATGGATTTATCACTAGCAGGGGCATCAGTTCCATTGCTGTGGGTGATGAGCTTATTAAGTGTACTTTCACTGTCAAAGTCTCGGGTATTTGTTACCCAGACTAATTAGGAGCTTTTCAATATGGCTTTATCTCGATCACAGATCCTTGCTAAAAAAGACAACTTGCCTAGGCAGGAAGTTTTGGTACCCGAGTGGGAAGGATCTGTTTGGGTCAGAAGTCTGACAGTTGGTGAACGAGACAGCATAGATAACGAATTCAATTCAGCCCGAACTAAGGGTAAAACCCCTGACAACCTTAGAGCAAGGATGCTTATAAAAGGGTGCTGCGATGAATTAGGAAAACCGCTATTTACTGAGGCTGATATAGCAGAAGTGAATGTGTTACCTGCAACAATCCTTGAAAAGATCTTTGATGCGATTCTTAAGATCAATCGAATAGGTGCAGGTGCAGTAGAGGATGCGGAAAAAAACTAAGGGAAAGCCCATCGAGACTATTTTTGTTTCGATTGGCTGGCCACTTAAAAAAGATGGTGTCAGAGATCGAGCAGGATATGAGCCACAGTGAATTAATGGAATGGGTGGCATTTGCCAAGATCGAACCTATAGGGGATGCGCGATTAGATTTCTTAGCTGGAAGCATGCAGCACACCCAAGTGGCTTGCACCAGCACCAGCAAACACAAGTTATCTGATTTTATCCCTGACTGGTTAGGTGAGAGAGCAGAGCAGAAACAAACCCCAGCACAGTTGGCAGCGATGTTAGGTGGGTTAGTTACTAAGAAAAGGAAATAGACATGGCAGATACAAGTCTAGGTAGAGCCAGTCTAAGTGTTACAGCAGACCTATCAAGCTTCACATCTGCGATGGATTCAGCAGCATCAAAAACAAGTGGATTCAATAAAGCTAATAATCTAGCTGCGGATTCCACTAGAAAATTGATGGATGCTACCGATAAAGCCAACAAAATTAATGCAACTAGTAAAACACCACCCAAAGTTGCAGCATCCAATGGTGGGATGAAAATCACCGACATGATGGGCATAGGTTTCTTTACCGCAGTGTTTGACCGCATGTTCACCAGTGTAGGTAATGTCATTGGCGCAGTAGGGAAACTAGGGACCGACATCATTGATGCGGGTGCTAAATTCCAGCAAGTGGATATCCGGCTAGGTTCATTGACTGGTGTTTCAGGCATGGCTCAAGGTTTGCAAGACATCATGAAATCTGGACCCAGTGCGAGCTTTGACACCTTGGCCGAACATGCCACCCGATTAGCTGCCCTGAAGTTTGATGCAAATTCTGTGCAGGTGTTAACTGGTCAATTTAACAAGCTCGGCATAGCCCTTGGAAATCCTGAAAAGATCATGGCTTTGATCGTGGATAAGATTGGCGATATGGCCAGTGAAGGTTTTGCCACCACTGCAGCCTTGGACAAATTAGCTGAAGAGGGTGTGAACGCTTACAGTGTACTAGCTATGAGGATGCAGATTTCAGAAGCAGAAGCCAAAGCTGCTGTAGCTGCTGGAACTGTGTCAGTGGCTGAAGCATCATCAGCAATCGCTATGCTAGCCAATGATCCCAAGCACATTGAAGGATTTGCGAAAACAGCTAATAGCTTTTATGGCATTTGGCAGACTGCCAGCAATAACATCCTAGCTTTGTTCCAAAAGATCGGTGGTTACTTTGTTGAAGGGTTTAGCCTGGTTAAACTTTCAGACACGATCACCCAAACCTTTAAAAGCATTGGGAATAAACTGGATGAATTAAAACCCTACTTTTTAAAGTTTGGGGTATTCGTTTCGAGTGTGTTTAAGATCATTGGAAATTCGGTGGAGGATTTCTTTAAGGGCTGGACTGGGAAAGCGGAAGAATTCAATCTAGATGAACTGATGAAAACAGCAAAGGTTACTGCCCTAGATTTCGGTTCCTCCCTTTTAGAAGCAGTCAAACTAATCTCCATTGGGATGATTGAGCTGCTTAATAACACTAACAATTTAATCCATTCCCTACTTAAACTAAAAGGGTTACAAGGTCAAAGCTGGGGTGATTGGTTTAAACATATAGCAGGGTTAACCCCTGGCTCGGGTGCAAAAAGAGACCTGCTCGGCATGATGCAAGATAAACCACTTGTACCCATTAAAACTGATAAGACAGAAAAATTTTTCAATGATCAGATTAACAAGCTAGATATTTTAAAAAGAGAGGCAGCAAAGCCCCTTGAATTTGGACCACCTAAAAACCTTATGGGTCCAGCCTTAGATAATCTCGTTCCTAAGGTCAACGATGCCAAGGATGCTTTTAAGGATCTAAATGATGAGATCAATAGGAAGGAACCACCCAAGTGGGAAAAGTTCTTAGCAGATAACCTGACACCATTACAGATCTATCAGAATGAATTAAAGAAACTGAGCGCACTTCTAGACCCAACAGAAGGGCCAAACGGACTTAAAGCCTTTGCCATTGGTTCTGCTGCAGCTATCAAGAAGCTCAAAGATGCTACTGGGCTAGGCGGTCCTCAGCAATTTGCATCCGCAGTGCAAGCTGGATCGGCTGCAGAATTCCAAGTCCGTGTGGATGAGATGGGCAAAGCCAAGAATGTCCAAGAAGAAATCAGACAACTCATGGAAGCTGCTGCTGAGATGGAGCAACAGCAACTTATAGCAGCGCAAGAAATTGCTACAGCTATTCAAAATTTACCAGGACTAATGCCAAGACCTCAACAAATTGCAGTGGCCCTTAACCCTTAGGAATCATCATGGCTATTGATCTATTTGAAGAGCTATGGCAGGAGAGAAAAGGAACTCTGGATAAGTCCTATCAGAATACTTTTTCGCGATCCTTCATTGTTCACACCGACACCCTAGAGCAGACTGATATTAGTATCTATGATGCAATTTATGCCCATGCAAACTGCCCACAGATTGGGGATTTGTTCCCTGGGGATGATGACAGCTATGCTCAGTCTGTAAACATCTCACCCGAACAGGATGATCCACAGACTTGGAAAGTCACGATAGAGTATTCATCTAACCCAGATGCAGCATCCTCTTCACCCAATGGCAGCACCCCACCACCCGCAGTGGAAACCCAACAGGCAGGGCAAAAACCTGCAGATAGAGAAGCAGAACCAACCTTAAGACCACCAGATTTCAAGGTGAATTTTGTTTCATTCCCTTACATAGTACCGAACATTAACAACTCTGCAGGCGATCCATTTGTACCACCCATTACAGTGGAAAAGTTTAGGCCAGTGTTTTCCATTGGCTGCAATGTTAGCACGATTGATAGCTATGATTTAGCCACCTACATAGGCAAGGTAAATTCATCTACAGTAACTTTTTCCACTGGCACAGGATGCACCCTAAGGATCTTGGCCAAGACTGGCAAAATCAAGAACATCAACACTGAGTTATTGCTGGAAGGATCTTATCAATACTGGAGGCTAACCTATGAAATCGAGATCAACACCAGCTTAGATCCAGTGGATGGGGAAACAGTAATAGGATGGGATATGCATTTGTTAGATATGGGATACCGGATCCGCAAGGATGATGGAGAGAGGGCACCTATCTTTGAAGGTGGGGTTAAAATCACTCAGCCAGTTCGACTTAATGGAGCAGGGAAAAAAACTGCTGCGGGTGCAGCTAATAGCTATTTAGTTTTTTCTAGTTCCGATGTTTACGGCACCATCAATTTTGCAACCTTACCAGGACTAGGATTCTTCTAATGCCAGACCCAGTAGCTTTTGAATTTGAAACCGCAAAGCAATTAATGCGACTATTAAAGAAGTCCAAGGATGGCACCTTCAATTCAGAGATCGATGATGAAATTCCCTTAGATCATAGCCCTGCATTAATTTGGGCTTATGTTCCAGCCACAGTAACCTGCACCTATGATGCCACAGTTAAAGCTTGGGTGATACCTGGTGCTGTGCTGTGTTATCCGATCAACTCAGGTGTGGATGCAAATGGACTAATGCAATGGGGCAAAAATAATAGTGATGGGATCGTGACAGGTGGGATTACCTGCACGACTTTCACACCAAAGCTTGCATCTGATCAGGCAGCACCCAGCATAGGCAAAGGATTCTATCTAGGCACCATTTTTGACTACAACGGATCTGAACAGCCAAGGGTGCTGATAGGTCTGCCACCTGTTAGCAGTGCAA